GCTGACAGCTGAATCACTTAAGAACTCTATATCAACTTTTAATGTTGAAACATTACAGCAAGTTGTTGATTTAAACTTATATGACTTTGGTATATTCTTAGAATTAGAACCAGACGACGAAGAGCAGGCTAAATTAGAACAGAACATTCAAGTAGCGTTAGGCCAAGGTGGTATTGACTTAGAAGATGCTATAGACTTAAGGCAGATTAAAAACCTCAAGTTAGCTAATCAAATGCTTAAGGTTAAGCGTAAAGCTAAGGCTAAACAAGATCAAGCTAATCAACAAGCTAATATACAAGCTCAAGCAGATGCTCAAGCTAGTACTGCTGAAAAAACAGCTATGGCTGAAGTTCAAAAACAAGAAGCTATATCAGGTTCTAAGGTTCAATATGAACAAGCTAGAACTCAAATGGAAATAAACAAAATGCAAATAGCAGCTGATTTAGAGAAAATTAAAATGCAACAAAAGTTTGAATATGACATGCAATTAAAGCAAATTGAAGTTCAAGCTATACAGCAAAAAGAAGCAGCTATAGAAGATAGAAAAGATAAACGTAGCAAAATGGAAGCTACACAACAAAGTGAAATGATAAGCCAACGTAAAAACGACAGTTTACCTAAAGACTTTGAAAACGAACCCGATATGGGCATGCAAGCTTTCATGTAGAAAGTAACAACTATTTAATTATATTATATTATGTCAGAAGTAAAAACAAATGAACCTGTTAAGCAGGAAGGTGAGTTTAAACTTAAAAAGAAAACTCCAAAAAAATTAACTAAAACAAGCGATGAGCCTATTAAAGTTAACATTAAAGAACCTTTAGTAGAACTAGAGCCAGAGGTTGTAAAAGTAGTAATACCTAAAGAAGATGCCATTCAAATCGGAGAAACAAAGGAAGTTTATGTGGAAAAACCATCCGGAGATAGCACTGCGGTGGGAGAACAAGTACAAAAGCCCGTCGAAGATGTTAAAGAATTTACACCAATCAAAGAGGTTGAAGTAGCTAAAGTTGAGGCAGAAGTTAAAGAAGCTTTAAGAGATGAAAAAGTACTAGGTAAGCAATTACCTGAAAACATTGAAAAACTAGTTAGCTTCATGGAAGAAACTGGTGGGACAATTGAAGATTACACAAGGCTTAATGCCGATTACTCTAATGTAGATGAAAAAACATTATTAAAAGAGTATTATAAGAAAAACAAACCTTATTTAGATGATTCAGACGTAGAGCTTCTATTAGAAGATTTTGACTATGATGAAGATTTAGAGGAGGATAGAGATATACGCAAAAAGAAACTTGCGTTCAAAGAAGAAGTTGCAAAAGCTAAAGGCTTTTTAGAGGAAACAAAGGTTAAGTATTACGATGAAATCAAGTTGAGATCAAACGTAAACCCTAACACTCAGAAAGCTACAGACTTTTTCAACCGATACAATAAGCAGCAAGAAGCAGCTAAGCAACAACATGAGCAGTTTCAAGAAAGTACTAAACAACTTTTCAACGATGATTTCGAAGGTTTCGATATCAAGGTCGGTGATAAGAGCTATAAGTACAACATCCAAAACCGCGATAAAGTTGCAGAAAACCAATCAAACATTAATAACCTTGTCGGGAAGTTCCTAGACTCTGATGGTAATGTTAGTGACACGAAAGGTTATCACAAAGCTATGTACGCTGCTGACAACGTAGATAAAATCGCCTCTCACTTTTATGAGCAAGGAAAAGCGGATGCCGTTAAAGACGTTATGAACAAGTCTAAAAACTTAAGTGATACCAGAGCTAGGTCATCACAAGGTGACGTGTTCTTAAACGGATTTAAGGTTAAAGCTATATCAGGTGCTGATTCTACAAAACTGAAAATTAAAACAAAGAAATTTTAACTAAAAAACACAAATTATGGCGAGTACTTTAACTCCAACATTTGGTAGTATTATCCCGAGTCAAAAGCAGGAATTGCTAGACTCTAACTACCTACAATTTAACAGTGACGCTACTGGCGACACTAACACATTTGCACAACAATACCTACCTGAGATCTACGAACAAGAAGTAGAGCGTTACGGAAACCGTACTTTATCTGGATTCTTACGTATGGTTGGTGCTGAAATGCCAATGACTTCTGATCAAGTAATTTGGTCTGAGCAAAACAGATTACATATCTCCTACGATGGATGTACTCTTCCTTCTTTATTAAGTATTGATTTAGAAACTAACGGAACAACTATTCAAAACGTTATATCTCCGAGAGCTACTATCGTGGTGTTGGATTCAGCAACTGGTTTAGAGGCTAAATGTCTAGTAACTGACTCTGATACAACTACAGGTATAATTACTGTACAACCTTATACCGTCGCGGATCTTACTGGCTTTACAGCTACAGGATTGAAAGTTTTTGTATACGGTTCTGAGTACCAAAAAGGTGGATCCATTTCAGCTGGTGCAACTGGAGCTAATACAGGAACTCAGTATTTAAGTGTCGATCCTCAGTTTACACAATACTCTAATTCACCAATTATCCTTAAAAGCCAATACGTAGTATCTGGATCTGATATGGCGCAAATTGGATGGGTTGAAGTTGCTACTGAAGACGGAACATCTGGATACTTATGGTATTTAAAAGCTGAATCTGAAACTCGTTTACGTTTTGAAGATTACTTAGAAATATCTATGATTGAGGGTGAAAAAGTAGGAGCTGCTTCTGCTATCACTACTGGAAAAGGAACTGAAGGTTTATTCGCCGCTATTACCGGGCGTGGTAACGTAAACGTTGGCTTTACAGCAACTGATGGATTAGCTGATTTTGATGCTATCTTGAAAAATTTAGATACTCAAGGAGCAATTGAAGAAAACATGTTATTCTTACAGAGACAAACATCTCTTGATTTTGACGATATGTTAGCTGGACTCAACGGTGGTAACACAGGTGCTGGATCTGCTTATGGTTTGTTTGAAAACTCTGAAGAAATGGCTTTAAATCTTGGATTTAGCGGTTTTCGTAGAGGGTCTTACGATTTTTATAAGACTGACTGGAAATACTTAAACGATGCATCTACTCGTGGTGGAGCTGGTGGTAATAACTCTGTTGAGGGTGTATTAATTCCTGCTGGAACTTCTACAGTTTACGATCAGATCTTAGGAACTAATATTCGTCGACCATTCTTACACGTTCGATACAGAGCTTCACAATCTGATGATCGTCGTATGAAGTCTTGGTTAACTGGTTCTGCTGGAGGCGCTTATACTTCAACTCTTGATGCTATGGAAGTAAACTTCCTATCTGAAAGATGTTTAGTAACTCAAGCTGCTAATAACTTCGTTCTTTTCAAAGGAGCATAGTAATTTATCAATAATAATCCCTGCCTTCGGGCGGGGGTTTTTTATATGACATTAGCCCCTTACTAGTTATATACTATGGCTATTGTCACAATTTTAAACTATTTAATTATATTATATTATGGCTAAACAAGCTACAAAAACTGCAACAAAAAATGTTGCTACAGAAGAGGTAATTAATGAAATTAATTATGCTGAATCAACTGTTGCGGAAAAAACAACAGTTCAACAACCCACAAAACCAACGTGGGAAATCAAAGATAGAATATACTATCTTAAAGGTAATAAATCTCCTTTAACATTAACTATACCTAGTAAGCATACTAGAAAGCACTCGCTTTTATATTTTGATGCTGAAATCGGTACACAACGGGAAATTAAATACGCAACAAACCAAAGCTCTCCACTTGTTGATGAACAAAAAGGGGAATGTACTATGGGTCATATAACTTTTCAAGACGGAGATTTAAAAGTACCAAAAGAAAAACAAAACTTACAGAAACTGCTTTCACTTTACCACCCTTTAAAAGGTAAAATGTATGAAGAGTTTAGCGCTGTTGAGGAAGCAGGAGATCAATTAGATATTTTAGATCTTCAAATTGATGCTTTAAATGCGGCTAGATCAATGGATGTAGATCAAGCAGAAGCAATATTAAGAGTTGAACTAGGATCTAAAGTTAACTCAATGAGTTCTAAAGAGCTTAGAAGAGACTTACTTTTATTCGCTAGACAAAACCCTGTATTGTTTATAAACTTAGCTAACGATGAAAATGTTATGCTACGAAACTTTGCCATCAGAGCTTCTGAGGCAAGTATAATTAAATTATCTCAGGATCAAAGAACTTTCACATGGGGATCAAACGGTAGAAAATTAATGAATGTACCATTTGACGAAAATCCTTATTCAGCTTTTGCGGCTTTCTTAAAAACCGACGAAGGTGTTGAAATTTACAAGTCTATAGATAAAAAACTATAAAAACAAGTAATACTATAGTAGCTAGGTCACTTTAAAAGTGGCCTAATTGCTATAATTAAAAAAAACAACAAATGGCGGTAAATGTAAACACTGTGTATCAAACAGTCTTGTTAATATTAAACAAAGAACAAAGAGGTTATATAACGCCACAAGAATTTAACGATGTCGCTACTCAAGTTCAACTTGAAATATTTGAAAAATACTTCGAAGACTTGAATCAACAAATACGTGTGCCTCAAACTGATACTGATTATTCAGATAGAATTTTAAACATAGACGAAAAAATATCTATATTTAAAACATCTGGCGCATGCGCGTACGATAATGCTACTGCTTATCCTTTTTGGACACTGCCTTCTACAGACATATATTCAACGCCAATTGAGCTAAGTAGATTAGGAGCTGTAACTTTTCAGCCAACAAACGGTGAATCTGTAGAGCTTCAAAGACTTCAAAGAAACGATTTTTATAACATTCAAAAATCTAAACTAACAAAATCAACAAAAAACTTTCCTACTTACTTGTTAGAAAATAACAGGCTTTTTGTAAGTCCAACTACTATAACAAACACATCAGGGTCAATAAATGTAGACTTTATAAGAACACCTCTAAATCCAGTGTGGGGATTTACCGTTGGGGGTTTAGGGCAGTACGTATATGATTTTTCAAATTTTGATCCTACCGTGTTTCCAAACACAGGTTCAAGAGACTTTGAATTAGACACTACAGAGCAAACTAACATTATAATGAGAGTGTTAAAATACTCAGGTGTAATTATAAATGATCCATCTATAGTTCAAGCAGCAGCTCAAGACGTTGCAAAAAAAGAAATTAACGAAAAATCTTAATAAATGAGCTTAATATCAGAAACTAATCAACAGTATTACCAAGGAGCTCAAGGCTTTAGAGGTGACAACACAACAGTTGCTTTTACAGCCACTTTTGACACAGATTTAATACTAGGTAGTTTTGATCCTAATAATGTAAACTATGCTTTAAATAATTTTAAGTTATATACAAGTACAACTGGCTTGCCAGGCTCGTACTCTGAGTATATAACAACCTACACCGTGGTTAACAGCGTTATAACTTTTCCTATTGCGCCAGCAACTGGTTTATATGTAGTTGTTCAATTAAAAATATTAGACGGTGGTAAGTATGGAGTTACAGAAGCTGAAAAAGCTTATGGACAAGTTGTTGAAGACAACTACGGTAGTTACGCTTATATAACTTTAAATGACGCTATAAACAATTTTTTAATTGCTTATGTAGGAGCTGGTAAATTAGTGTCAAGTGTTAAAAGAACCGATGTAATATTTCATGCTAAAAGAGGTTTACAAGAATTTAGCTATGACACTTTAAAGAGTATTAAATCAGCTGAATTAACAATACCAGCCAGTTTAACTTTAGCTTTACCTCAAGATTATGTAAATTACGTTAAAT